TTGTTTCATCCAACTTTCCATCAACATAAAGTTTAGTGAGGAAGTTACTACCCGTGTTGTAAAATGCAACAGCATAATGTTTCCAATCTGAAAATGTTGCAGATCCGGTTGCGCCTATTGTAGATGTCTTTTTAGTTGAGCCCGACTGTACCGTATACGTCATTATCTTAGTCGGTAGTCCGCTAGATGAACCTGATACAAGCTCTATTCTTATGCGTCCATAACTATTGTTCGGAGTTCCATCCATTGCTCCGGAGCCAGTGGCTTCGTTATTCCACAGATCAAATACGACTTGTTTTTCGGTCAAGGCTGTGTTTATAGAACCAGTCTTTAACCAAAACTCAACAGTTACACCATCGTCAAAGTTAGACCTCAAGTTTGATAAACGAGTTCCTTTTCCGTAGTCTGATGGTAATCCTGCGGATGCGTAGATGTCATCGTCATAAACATTGCTGCGATCTATTTTTGATGAGTGTTTGTCTAATGATTGGTCTTTTAACGAGGTACCTTGGGAACCGGTGTGGGGGCCGCCCTTGAATGCGATGTATTCCAAAGTATTTGGTAAGCCATAACCATCTGTTTTAGTTGTGGTCCCCCATCCGTCTGCAGAAAATATAGCGTAGCCCGTAGTTCGAGGATACTTTTTGTTGAAAACATACTTGTCAACCGGAAGCATCTTATTATAAAAGGCGCTTTGTTCGGCCAACGAACCATCATAAGGATAATAGTCAGATACATTATCAAATGCTGATTTATAATAAAGGTAAGCAGAACCGTAGAACGCAAACTTCTCTGGATTTGAATAATCTAGATCTGGTACAAACGTCGCTTGTTCAATTGTCAGGTTTTTTGCATTTGCGGATGATTCTACAGTAGAGTATGCGCCCTTCTCATTATCGAAGTCGGCGTACTGGGTTACTCTGTTTGTTGAATCGAAAAGTTTTTTGATGCTCATTTTTAGCTCTCTTCTACCCTAAATTTAAAAGTCTTATCTTGTTCGACCCATGAGTTAAGTCTATCATCATAAAACGTAAATTTAAAGGCATAAGAGTAACCTTTTTCGAGAAGACCCATATCAAAGTCAAAATAATTGCCAGATACGTTGTAAGATAGAACTGTATGTGCGTCACTTCCGGTTCCATATGGAATAACCATTTGATTGTCAATTATTCGCTTAACTCCATATGAGGCACTCCTCACGCCTATGGATTCTATGTCATTGTTAGCCACAGTGTAGATTGTAGGGCTCCAATTTTTCTCTCGGACATAGAGGTTCAATCTTGCTTTTTCGCTCGTAGAATAGGCGTTCTTGAGGTTTGTGATGTTGATGTAATAGGTCGGCTCATTCGATGTAACGCCGCCGGCTGTGTTGAAGTCGAGGGGTGTCAGTGTGCCAGTGAAATATTGCTTGGTTGATCCGGTCGCATTAACAACTGTATCCGAAGGCTTAAACCACACATCATAAAGCGTATTAAGATTTTCTGACGAAGTAAAGCATACCGAGGCTGAGTAGATGCCGGTTGAAACCCAGCCTCCCGTAACAACTGTTTTCGCAGTACTAGTATTATTTAAGAATATTGCTGATCCCGAAGGTCCAGCATTATCGGCTGAGCCCGAGAACAAGCTAACGCATACATCTCCGCCAGAAGGAATTCCAGGAAGGTTTACAAGTCTTCCTCGAACAATGTTATAGAAATAAATCTTGTTTAAGTTATCTGTGGCAGGAGCACGGGAACTACTGAAATAGACATTTGCTCTATCATCTTTAATAGATGAGTCCCAGCGGGCTTCGATTATTGGTCTCTTGAAGAAGTATTGTGTTCCTCTGCCAAAAAACCTCTTGGTATAATAAGAATCTTGGGCCCCAAGCGAGTTTGTTATAACACTAGTGTCAGTTCTGCCGTAAGTCTCTGAGGCGGATGCTTCATAGCTAGCTGATAGTCTAACCACTACTCCATAATTTGCCTGATCGCCGGCGAGCCAGCGTTCAACAAGCGGCGTTATATTCAACTCTACATCTTCTAACCCTGTTGACAGGTGCTTAGTGTATAAATAATCTGAAGTCTCTTTATAGGTGCCACCGTGATCAAACCAATTGGCGCCCTTTTTTCTCTGGACCCAGTCTGAACCTATTTGTCCTTTTGTCTGATCTGCATAATTCTCAAGATCTAGTCCTGTTCCCTCTTCCCATTCTTCGGTGAGGGCTGAAACATTTAGCTTGTATTCTATTGGCACAGTCTTAGAGTGCGGTGCGTTGTACATCTTAAGGTAGAAACTTACACTACCACTACCAGGAATGCTGGTGGCAAGGCGGTCTGCTGCAATGCCGGTAGTTGGAAATTTGACCAAAACTCTAGATAACTCTTGCGAGGCTGACGAAATCCGTCCATAAATGGAGAAGACTTCTAAAACATCTGCGGCGCCGGCGTTTGAGCCGGTGGCGCGCTTCGAAAGATCTGGTTTATAAGCATTAACGATTGTATTATCAGCCGATGCTGTGTATCTTGAAATACCCATTATTTAATTTTACCTCTAATATCAACTTCTGGATATTTTATTTCAAAAATCGCATTAGCGGGACACAGAAGCTGGGTGCCGTCAGGGGACATGTTTTTGTTAATTACAAATGTTGTTGGCGAGTATTGTCCGCCGCTTTTGTTGTTAATTTTTACGCTAGAGACGTCTAAAACAGACTCAATCTCTTTAAGGGCAGTATACACGCTACTGATAAACATCGATTCTCCTACGAAAAAGCCTTCGGCAAAAAGCTTGCGAATTTTATCAACAGCAAGGGACTGAACATCTGCTCTGCTTTTTCCAGGCTTTAGTTTAAGGACGAAATCAACTCCCAAATTAATAATATATGGATCTAATATATCGATTGTATCGTTAACCATCCTATAGTTGTTCAACCATGTCTGTAGATTTTGTTTAATTGTATTATTTGTGAGGGCTAACTTATTGAAGCTATTCTCTGAAACAACATACATATTCAAATTTCTTTTGAGTGAACTTTGGTCCTTGATCACGGTACATCTCTTAATCGAACCATATTTTGCTGGCATACGGTAAGCTATGCTCTCATAATCTGCTTGAGTTACCGCGCGGTTTTGAGTTGGGAACGTATCATAAATTCTTCTTTTAATTTCTGACGTCGAAGGATTTGTTACATCTCCTGTAATTGGGTTTGTGTTGGACACCTCTAAGGTGCTGGCCAGGTAATTTGTTTGTGTTGTACTTAATACTGATTTGTTTTCGTATTCTAATATTGGCGAAACCACCATATTAAGTGCGCCAGCGGCAACATTCGAATTTGTGTTATTGGTAGTTCGATAGACAACAAAGAGAGAGGTATTTGATGGAACAATTCCGTAGCTAATATTCTTTGATAATCTCGTTGGATCAAAAGTTGTATTTGTCACATAATTCTTACCAAAAACATCAACTGCTACTGATTGTGGAGATGCCACTATGTCTGTCTCATTGGCGTCACCTGAGCCAAATTGTAAATAATATCCGTCTCTGGTGTTTTCTGTGACAAATTTTCTAGATACCAACATTGGCTTTAAGATAGATGGCACATTATCGTTTTTAAAATTATCGTTAGGTATTTCTTTATAAACCATATCTTGGGCCAAGTATTCTACTTCATAATATTGATTTCCCTCTGAGTCGAATACGGAAATTATCTCTACGATGTTTCTGTCGGATAGCCTGACTCTCTTAAACCTTTCAAATGTTCCAACTTTTACTGTTTGTTGCGAAAGCTTTCCAGATACTACTTGCCCAGTAGCTTGAATGGCATAATAAGTTGGGGCGCCGGTTGTCGGATCAACTTGCGATACAATCACCGGGTTTGATGGATCGTTAAAATCAACGTTTTGAACTAATATGAATGACAAGCCGTTTCTGGATGTGAATCTAGTTCCTCTTTTTAGGATTGGAATGTATCGCGTATCTGGCCCCAGCCCGGAGCCGGCAGCAGGAATTTGAACATATACATTTGCCTCTCCAAAAGTTGATGCGCGTCCAGCGTGTTTGTAGCCGAGGGCACGACCGTGACGAACAACATTGTTATATTGAAACGATGTATCTAAAAAAGATTCATTAATATTGTAATCTAAATAAAAGTTAAGTTGATCGCCCACATATGCAACTGCATCCAGCATCATGGCACCAAAAGAAGCTTCACTAAAGTCCTGAAATGTATCAGGATAGAAGCGTTCAGCCATCTCTAATAAATCCTGTCGGATTTCCGAGAACTCTCTGTTAGTATAATTTATTGGTAAGAATTTTTTGTGATCTTCGGACATTTGTTTTCCTCACATTAAATAGTAAGTTCAAGCAAATCTTTTATGCCCATACCAGGGATTGCATAGGTTATTCGCATAGATATAGAATTTCTATCTTGAGCAAGTTCTGCAAAGTCTATTGAGCTTATCAGGATAGCTGGCATATACCTTTTAACTTGTTGGTTTATTTTTGCTGTAATTGTTGAACGATAATTTTCTGTTTTATTTGTGAATAAATAAGCCTTAATACCAACACCGAAGTCTGGCTCCATAACTCTTTCGCCGGGATTCGTCAATAATAACATGATCAAATTTTGACGCATTGTCTCCTTTATGCCGTACAGCATCATGAAGCCGTCGGAATCCGATGAGTTGATTGGTAGTGAAACGCCAAGTGCCATAATAAAAACCTACTGTAAATATCTCTTTAAATTAATTTTCGGACTTTTTACACAATTCTCCATTCGCATTGAAAGGATTATCGCGTATTTTTCTTCTCTTGAACCATGGGAAGATTCTATTTCCAGTTGCTGGCTGGAGCGATGCTTTTAAGTTCTTAGTTGCCAACCTGGCGGCATGGCTCGAACCACCCTCATTATTAAAGGGATCAAAATCACGGTTATAATAATATTGTTTAAATAACTTTTTCATTCTGCTTTTAGAACTTTTAAGTAAAACTTGGTCCCAGTCATCCCAGCTTAAGTTAAACGGGGTGAAGATCTGCCTGTCGCTATATGACGCCCATTTACCATTTGATTGGCTGTAGTCTGCCGACCAATTTTCCGGGGCTAGTGGGAAGGAGACTTTTATACCGGGCTTACCTAAGAAGGTGGGCTTGTTTGGATACGCGAAAAGGGAGGGAAACGTTTTGCCATCTGCAACTGTATTCTCTCCTATTGAAGGAAGAAGCCCCATGTCATTGTAGATAGCTAAAATAGATGTCACCTTTTTAGCGGAATATACTCCGTTTATAAGATATTTTACTGTCGGCTCATTTCTAAGTTGGTTAATCATACACAACAATAATTTACTGTTTTCGGAGATCGGTGCTGCCTCACCTATTTTTAAATCCAGCATATCCATTTCGGTGTCTACTAACGTATGTTTTGAATCGTTAAAATAAGCTGATAGCTGTAATCCGTATTTAACTCCTAAAGAGCCTTTGATTCCTACTGGTGGGAGTGATTTGTTTGGTTCTCCGTTTTGGTCTATTGGGTATACTAATTCTAAATCTCCAGGATATGCTTCAGATATATTCATTTCAAAATCTTTCTGTTTTATCTTTTCTATCGCTTTTCCGGGGTTCATTTTTACCCCGTTAATGGATATATACTTTTCAATTACAAATGGGCGTTCTTCCGAAGTTATGTATGTTTTGTTTGAATCATATTCAGCTACATCGCCAATTGGTACAATCATCTTATTTGCAAACGGAGATAGCATATCGTGCTCTGAATCTGTGTGGAATTCGCCAGACATATAGATAACATTATTGTCTTCATCCTTCATGGTATGATAGTAGCCCACATATGGGTTTCCGTCTGGCAGTGCAAATTCGGCGCCAGTAGTATAGTGTTGTTCGCCAGATGTTGGTAATCCTACGGGCTCTTCAACTATTTTCTTATCCAAATCTAATGTTTCGCCGCCTTGAGTCATGTTTGACAAGATATAATAAAATAAGTCATTAATTTTTGGCTCAACACCAACGGCCGCCATATTAGTTAAGAATTTGTCGCTAAGGAATTTTAGTTCCTGCAGTACGAACTCTTTTAAGACTATTTTTGCGTCTTCTTCAGTT